CCTCCCGTGGACTACAAGAGTGACCAAGATTTCTTCAAAGAACTGGAAGAGCCCTGGAAACCTCGGCTACCAGCCAAGAAATTCTACGTCATCAGGGTTGACGGGAGGGCCTTTCACACCTGGACTCGGGGACTACAGCGTCCCTTCGACCCTAAGCTTCGCGAAGCTATGGTTGATTCTGCAATCAAACTAGCCAGTCAAGTTGATGGTGCAATCTGTTGCTACACATACTCAGATGAAATATCTGTTGTTTTCACAGATAGATTGTCTGAGATGTCCCAGGTGTGGTTTGGGGGAGTCGTAACCAAGATCTCTTCAATAGCAGCTTCGATCATCACTGCTAATTTCAACTCCCACTTCGAAGACAGACCTCAAGCTGGCTTTGATGGACGAGTCTTTTGTTTGGATTCGCCCAAAGAAGTAGAGAGATATCTCAACTACCGTTCTAGAGACTGCTATCGTAACGGAATAAATTCCATTTGCGATACATTGTTCTCTCACGATGAGTTACATGGTAAGAATGGATTCGAGCGTGCGATAATGCTTGGCACCAAGGGTGTTTCGCTCGACGAGGTTGATCCACCAGATCTTTATGGAACATATATCGCCCAAGAACCCCAACCCGCACGTGTTGAATACAAGAACAAACGTACTGGCGAGACAAAGGTAACTGAATTCATCAGGAACCTTTGGACTCCGTCGCATCCAGAGTTGCCAGGCGAACAATTTACAGCCAAGTACAAAGAACTACAAGAGACTGCAGTTTGAACCAGTTCCACAAGACAATTCTTCTTATCGTATTGTTTGGTGTTGCCTTAGCTTTGCTTTGCCTCTTAGTCAGATAAGACCCGCTAAGGATGAACAGTGCCAAAGTACAAAATAGTAGAGACCCTATCCACCTATGCAACTTGTGAAGTACAGGCTGAATCTTGGGAAGACGCAGTTGACTTCATCTATGGCGAGGGCGCCGATCATGTAGAGTGGTCTTATGAAACGGACTATGATACTACAATAGATCTTGAAGTAGAAGAAGTAGAACAATAAAAGGCAGGGGCCAAAAGACCCCTGCCCTGCACGAACGTATGGCGTAACGTTCCAGGTCTGCAACCGCAACCCTGTTAGATGATATAGTAACATCTTAGGAGCGACTATGGCACGGATAAAGAAAGACAAAACTTCTTGGCATGCCAGCAGTGTCATACGACGTGATTTTCGTTCTTCGAAAGAGCCTCCTGAAGTCACTGGATCGGCACGGCAAAAGAAGAACCGGTCGAAGTGGTGCAAGGGTAAGGTAGGAATAGAACACAACTACGTAGATGTACCTTTCGAACAACAGAAATACAAAAACATCAGCCGATGTAAAGAGATCTGGTGTGAGAAATGTCATCGAAGACGCTATGAATGGCTACCACTGAGTTAATGAGACTTCATTTTACAATAGATCATCTCATTGTGTTTGTGGTGGCCTCAATATTAGGTTGGACAGCAGCTGTGATCGTAGGTGTAGCATGAACTTTAGGGACTTTGAAAGGCCGGTGGTTCTCACTGGTGCTGGGATGTCTGCGGCTTCAGGGCTACCCACCTACCGCGGTGAGGATGGTCTTTGGACCAAAGATCCCGACCATGGTGCGGGACTTGTGCCCCCACCGAAGAACATGACCAACCCAGACGAGCGACGGGATTGGTGGAATAGGCTATGGGATACCCATTTTGGCCCCATGCGCGAAGCTGGAATATCAGCTAAACCCAATGCTGGTCATATAGCCCTAGCAGAATGGGGCAAAGACAATCCTGATCTGTGTATCTTGACACAAAACGTTGATGGCCTTCACCGAGATGCTGGTAGTACAGAGGTAGTTGAGCTACATGGCAACTTGTGGATGAACAGGTGTGCCAAGCGGCGCTGTAGCCAGCCCGCATGGGAGGATCGAGAGGTTCGCTCTAGCGCACCGGATTGCCCGAAGTGCGGACGGCCATCTAGGCCAGATGTAGTTCTGTTTACTGAAGACCTTTCCGAAAGAAACATAGCCGCATCTCACAGAGTTTTGTGGAAGTGTGATCTTATCTTGTGTCTTGGAACAACCCTTGGTGTTTGGCCTGTCAATACCTTTCCTTCTATGGCCCGTCAATTCGGGGCTAAGTTGGCCATCATAAATGTTGGTCCAACCGAATGGGATGGGCTTGTAGATTTTGGGATAGACGCACCAATCGAAGATTGTCTACCGGAGTTACTGAAATGACCGCATCAGGAGAACGACCAGTGACCCCCCGTATGGCAGTCACCCGAGAGCAGGCCGCGTCGATGCGGGTCGGTGTTGATGGGCTCGGCGCCGCGCGGTGCGTCCTGCGGCTCCCTGAGCGGCCGACGATGCCGTGCAGCCGAGAACACATTCAGCACGGCAAGGTCTGGTCCGAAGTCGGAGCCGTCCCCATCCCCGAGGGAACCAGGGTCGAGGTCGGCTACCCCTGCGAGTGCAGCGAGCACCGCCCAGGGATGCACATCAACACGGCCAAGTGCCCACACAACCGAACAGGCGGCGTGATCCCCGTCGCCTACGCCACGCTGACCAAGGTCAAGCCCGTGGAGGGCTATTGGCCCGATGACGATTACTGGCTCGTAGCCCTGTCCGACATCGAACCAGTGTAAGGATAATCTGAGAATGCCAGCAGTGGACAACGCAATAGATTTTGGAATGAGGTATGTAGCCAATGAGGATTGGAATCCACCAATAGCCTTTCTTTCTTTGTTGCAGGAACTAATAATCACCAGTGTTAGAGCAAGTGAAGATACTTCTTCTAGGATAGAGATAACTAGAGACCATATTGAGCAGGCCTGGGAACGATGCGATGAAATCCAGGATAAATATGGCTACATCGACATGGAATATTCTCAAGAAATTGCTCTTGAAATCTTAGATCTGATGTATTGCGAAGAATGCGGTAAGATGATGAAGGCAGAAGGCAAACAGGTAGAGGATTTTCCTTTGTGTGATAAGTGTGAGCCTCTTGTAGAAGAATACCTGGATGGCAACGAATGACAGGCGAAATCAAGCTAGACAAGCCTACTCTTCTAGCAGCCAGAGAAGAACTGTTCAAGTTCTACATGGGCACATGGGACGATCAGATCGATTCTGATGAGATGATCGATGAGGATTTTGCACTCATCGACACAGCCATTGCAGATACCATCTCTAAGATGTGTAAGATCTTGGGTCATCGCTGGGAAGATGATCATTGTGGGATCCCTGCACACAAGTTCTGCTGGTATTGCCATACTCCAATCACCGCTAGAGCGCTCGCTGATTTGACCGAAGACTAAACAGTATGTCAAGTGTAGATGAACTGCTCAGTGAACTCAAAAAACTAAAAGATGCTAGTGACCATCTACTTGGCGAAAGCAAAAAGGCCCTTGATCAATACAGAGATAAAGATGGCAAGCTTGAAGGCGCCTATGAGCCAAACTTCATGGCCGGATACCTTTATGGGGTTCAAGAAGTAAGGCTCTTTTTGAGTTCAATTCTAAAATCTATCCTAGACAAACACGAAGGTGATTCTCCAGTGCCAGAAGTCAAAGACGAAACAGATACTGTCTTACGTGCTTTCGCTAAGGTAGGGCTTAGTATGGCTAGCCTTAAATACGAGGTAGAAGAAGAGCGCCTTGTATTAGAGATAGGTGACTATACTAACGGCATGACCATTACGAATATTTTTATGGTTGACGTAAAACCTGAAGATCTGAGTAATCTTTCTGATGCCCTAAAGAAACTCTACTTTGAAAGTACCTAAAGATGAAGCTAGGTGACATTATCTCTCATCCACTTTTGGGTAATTGTTTCGTGGAGGGCTTCGGAACCACCTTCGACGATATCGTACAGGTATTTGCCCTTCGTGATTACGAGGGAGAATTAGTTCTTAATAGCCAGGGCCAAGAAGTGGCTGATGGTATCTGTTTTGGTACAGATCCAACCCCTATCCAAAGCGTTTTGTTGCGGACCCTGGACCAAGGAGAACTCATCAGGGTCACAGTAAGAGACCTAAGAGGTAAAACTGAGTGAAAGACAAGACGGCAAAACTACTACCGGCTATACTTATTGTTGCTTTAAATATTGTCGATAGTGTTTTGACCAAGATAGGATTAGACAAAGGCCTAGAAGAATCAAATCCTATCATGTACTTCCTGTTCCAGACCAATGGAGCAGGGTGGCTGCTCAAGCTATTTGTGAACCTAGCATTTGTCTATTACATCGCCGCATGTGAAGTTTCTGAACGCTTCATTAGAGGAATGTGGTTTGTTGTAGGATTCTTCTTTGCTGCAGCTATCGTAAATCTCTCGATCATTGTGGCCCTCTGATGGATCAACCTAGGAACTCACCCACTAAAAAGATCTACACTGCACTCGTTGTTACACTTATCGAAGCAGGTTCATTTGAAGAAGCTGAGAACCAACTTGTTGCAGGGACGAAGAGTTTGTAGGGCTCGAAATGACTGAAGAGTGCGAAAAGCTGTCTGACGAAGACTAATTAGTTATTATTGCTTTAAAGGACTTATCGATTTAATGATCGACCTTAGATTAGGCGTTTAATGATAACCACAGGCGCAACAAAGCCCCCACAAGGGGGGCTTTGAGCTTAACTGAATTGTAATATACAATCAGAAATCTGCTGGAGTCTTACCAACAGTAGGTAGAGCACGGAACTTGGCAACGTCTGCAGCAGAGCTTAGCACGCGGGGAGCTACATCTGCGATGAAACCAGCGCGGACCAACATGGTGCGCATGTCTCCGTCTTCAATCCACTGCTTTACAACACCTTGTGAGCTGCCGTAGACAACAAACTGGTGGGGCTTGCCCTGTACCATGACTACTGGGCTCTTCAAAACATTTCGGGTATCGTTTTCCCAAGCGCCAATTGTGGTAAGTCTCTGAGCATCCTTGACATCATCTGATGCCAACTCTTCTCGAACGACCTTCCTAAGATCATCTAATGATGCCATATCGAATTCATCTCCTTGTGGGGTGTAGCCAGAACCAAGAGCCTGCTTGGCATAGGCAATTACTTTTTCAATATTCATGTTGTATGGGTCATAATGGTCATTGAAAGGCACGTGAATGTGTCCACAAACACCATCAAAGTTCTTCCAAACTTCCGGGGAGAACCTATAAGGGCTATTTTCTATAGCTACAGTACCCTGGAAAGAGAAAGGGGGATGATTATCTAGGTTGATTGGAATACCAGCTTTAACTACGTCGGCTATCCATTCCCCTACAAACTTCAACCATCCATCAGACCAGTTTGCTACGTCATTAGCGCGGCCCACTATCTCTACCTGGATAGCATGGCCACGATTGGTCTCGTAGCCGCTCCTGCCGCCTCTCAGGGCCGCTGCAGACCAATCTAGAGGGATGAACTGTACCTTGCGGTAATTACCCGGGTCAATACAGAAGTGGGGAGTAGAACAAGGATTGTTCTTGAACAAAGAAATAACCCCATCTATTGAACCAGGAGCTGACTCAGTAGTATGTAGTACAATTCTCCAAGGGTACCCATCGACATAGCTTCCTGGCCCCGTGCAGCCCGTAATAGGGATTTGTTCGTATCCTGAAACCCAAAGGGGCATAGTAACGCCTCCGTCATTTGCTAATATATATGATATATTGTATCATCTTCTATAGGTAGTAACCGAATTTGAAAGAGGTTCAATTCATTAATGAGTCGAAAGCTAAACTTAGACGAACCAATTATCATTGGACTACATGGTCCTGCCGGATCCGGTAAGACCAGCGTTGCAGATAGTTTTGTTCCTGGTGGTGTGGTTAACATTGTTAATCAAAAGATTGGCAACAAAGATGTACCAAGGTATGTCATAGACCACTACTGGTTTGCGATGCCGCTTTATGAGATGGTTTCCATCAAAAGAAACATCGAAGGACAACAGCGCAGAGATAGGCAACTATACGAAATTCACAGGGTACTCGTAGACCTGTTTAGTAATAGCCCACTTTATGGGGCGCCGCCCTATGATGAGCTAACTACTGTAGTTAACCAGATTCAAAGCATGTACTTACCAGATGGTAAGCCCAGAACATTCATGCAAGAGGTTGGAGATATGTGCCGCTTCTATGATGAAGATTGCTTCACTAAATGGATGATGAGACACATCAAGAATCAGGCAAACTATCAAATGCGCCCAACCGACGATTGGGATGCACCACAGTTTATTGCCTTTGCATCAGATATCAGATACAACAATGAGGCGGCGATGGTGGCTAACAGTCCCAATGGGCTAGTCATTGAGTTCACCGCTGATCAAGAAGTTCTTGACAAAAGAATTGAAAAGCGTGATGGATACGTGATGACTGAAGACCAAAAGAACCATAGGTCAGAAGCACTAGAAGTAGATCCAGAACTGATTGATATCACCATTGACACATCGACAATGACACTAGAAGATCAGTTCAACGCAACCAAGGATTTCATCTTCGAAACCTTCGATATACAACCATTCTAGGAGTGTAATGGCTACACCAAAAATTCCACACGACATATCTGATGATTCATCGCCCTTAGATACCATCGACAAGGTGTTAAGCAATATCTCTATCACAACTACACCAGTGGTTATCGTAGGGGTTAACAGGAAAGTTAACATCGGGAACTACGAGAACATTGACATCACAGTTTCTCTGGCCATGCCCGTCACCTGTGAAGAACAAGAAACCTTAAAGGCTGCGCTAGAAAGAATCGCAGACGAAGGTATCAAGTTCGCATCTAGTGAAACTTTCAAGCGCTATCAAGCAATTAAGAATCTAGCTAGTGGAGATTAAACTCCAAAGCTTGAATCACTATCACCAAACTGCGAATTAAATCTTCCCTCTTTATAGGGTTCAGAAGCCAATACTCTAATGGAGCCGGTATAACCCATAAAGTTACCGGCTTCATCTATTAGTGGAAACGAATGAGTATAAACCCTAAAGATCTTACGGTCTGTCTTCCTGATAATCCTGAACTCTTTGCCCCAATCGGTCCTCGAACTAAAGGCGCGGTTCGCAGAATCATCTACTTCGGCAAGGTCATCCGGATGAATATATTGACGCCAGTTACCAAGCAATGCTTCTTGATATGAGATACCAAACAATGTCAAATAGGAATCATTGACATACGTTATCTTCGCATTCTCTTCTATCTCAAAATATGCAGTATACAAGTTAGCTATGAGCGCACGAATTCTAGCTCGATCGCTTCTAACTTCACCGGCGAGTTCTTTTAGGAGGGCTCGCTTTTCTCTTTCGTCGTTTGAATACTTAAGCCTGAATTCGTCAAGTGCGTCTTTTGTTTTGTTAACAACATCCTTCATTGACCCGCCACCGTTGGGCTGAGTCTCTTGGACGATTGGCTTGAGCTTCTCATCGAGATGCTCTGTAATGGTTAGGTTGATCTTCTTATTGGCATAGCGTATGGTCCAACGCCATACTCCAATGAGAGTTCCTATAAGAACGATGATTGGCCAAAAATGACTTATCTCTTCCCCAAATTCCTCCAAGAAATCCGGGATAACACCAAGCAGTGAGTACATTAACCCTCCCTAGAAAAAGAGAGCTAGTCCACCGCTGGTGCTGGCTCTCCCAAAACTTCATACCACCAAGAGTACGCTTGAATTAGATCCTCATCGTCCTCATCACTAAACCGTACCCTAGATCTACTTGAAGCTGAATGCCAGGTATACTGTATCCCGTCAATAGAGCTATCTAGGTGTGATCTCCTATGACCTGCCTCAAGTCCGCAAGTTGCGCCACTTAGGGAATCTATCTCTCCACACATTGTTCTAGTTTTATCAGACATGTATATATAGTAACAAAAAATCCCCCCACTCAAGGGGGGATTTCTCATCCTTTGACACTAATTGTATTAGCATCTACATACTTGGTATTGTTCGATAAGGTATTGACAGAAACATTACCCAGTGTATTGAACTCAGGTGTTTTATTGACCCAGGTCCAATGATCAGTTAGAGGGGAGTTGTAAAATTTATCACTGACAACATTAGGAACACCTGGGAGAGTCTTTTTGGTTTCTCCGAATTTGGGTGTTGTATTATGTTTGTTGGGCTTTGTTTCTGTCTCCCTTAGAAAGGGCGGATCACCACCTGAACACGATCCAGAACGTCAAGGTACTCTTCGGGGATCTCTCGGGCGGCTAGCATAATAGCCTGCTCTTCTGAACTAGCAATGACACGACTAACATCGGCAATCAGCTTGGGCTTCTCGGCATTCTTGCCTTCGACACCGTGCAAGATGATTGCGTATTCAAATAACTTAGATGACATATTAACTCTCCGTATGGTGTACTACTTTACGGGATCCAATATATCACACACTAAGTTCCTCATCAAGAAGATCACGTAGTTTCTCAGAGATTCTTTTAAAGTGTTCTCGTACTGTATTTGGATGTTCTGTGATCTTACGGGCGATCTCTGAAGCGCGCATGTTATCTATATATCTCCACTTCAATAGCTGCCTCTCCTGAATGGTAAGCTCATCGAAGGGGAAGATAGCACTGTCGCCAGCGACCCAGAACTCATCAATCTCATCTGGCCCCAAAGTATCTTCTGGGCCAGGGTTTGGGGGAGCAGGAAAGCCAGGATAAAACTCTTCTTCTTCCTCGGCTCCACCTTCAGATTGTAGGGGAAAGGTTTTGCGACCGAGTTGGTCAATAAGGAAGATCTTTACATTACGCTGCAGTAGGTAATAGAAGTAACTGTACAAAAAGCCGCTAAAAGGTACCCAGCCACCGCGCTTAGATTCTTTGCGCTTATAGATTGAAACACAGTACAAGAAGGTCATCTGTACGGTCTGGCGAATATCTTCTTCGTCACCATACCTACGCGACATGCCCTGAATCCTAGCCATTGTTTCCGCTACGTACTTGCGGCCTGCGTCATTGAGTTTGTTCCTAAGTAGGTGATATCTAACGCCAGTGTCTTTGATGAACAGAGCAATGAACTTGCGCATGTCATAGTTGTTGACATCATAAACCCCATAGAACAACAAAGAAACATACTTAGAAAGGAACGGATCAAACTTCTCTAAAAGGATTGTTTGAGCTTTGTGGTCCCCCTCTTTGGCTCTCTGCAATAGATCCTGCATCTCTTCTTCGGGGATCGTATAATAATCTTTAACGCTCATCGTTACTCCCAGTACCTAAGCTTACCCTTAAACTCTTTTACCAAGTCATCGTAGTAAGCCATTATTGGTACTCCCATCTCTTGGAAGAACTTTGTAGCCTCTGACTTTTCGTTCTTGGTAATAGCAACTAGCCTTGCGAACTCTTCTGGGTAGTATTTCTTGAATCGTTTGATCTTGGTCCTATCTTGGGGGCGCAAGTACCCCTTGACCTCTACCCATTTGTAATCTCTACCCTGCTTTAAGCGAATGTCGGGGGTGTATCCCCTCGTACCTCGCTTGATAGATTCGAAATAGAAAATCTCGGGTTCGTACTCCCACTTCATGCGCTTATGCTTCATCCAGCACAGCACGTTGTTCTCCCAAGAGCTCCTTACAGATACCCCTAAGTGCTCTCTGAAACCTCTGTGGAAGTTACTATACTGAGTATTTCGTCTCATAATGATAACCCTCGTGTAATTTAATATAATTTAGTATAGCACACGACCAAGAAAAAGTTCAAAAAATACCCACACAATTTGACTCAACCTGTATAGAGGTGTTAAATTAACACCCATGGAAAACAACACAAACACCAACGAAAACCTAGTCAAGCCATTCGCCACCGCTCTCCGGGATCAGGTATTCTGTGATCTTGTTGATCTGGGATTCTCACCCAACGAGGCGTACGAGTCAGTGTTCCAGGGCAATATCCTGGAGCAGGCTGCTAGTTGGAACGATAGTATCTAGAACCAAAGTTACAAGTACCTGACGCAGCGTGATCACAAAAGGAGCACACCCTAGGCTCGTCAGTGTAAGGAAACCATCTTTGATCTTTGATCTTATTGATAGTTTCTAACAACCTAAACTCTACGGCTTCAAGGTCATCTCTAGTAAAGAGGTGGCCTTTTTGCCGTGCTGTGCGCAAAAAGTATAGTTCGGCGTAGATCTGCTTATCAGGAAACAGCTTCTCAGCAACTAGGGCGTAGATACCAAGCTGCAGGTCAAGGTGGACATTCTTCTTTGCCACCTCTCTCTTGCCGGTTTTATAGTCAGTAATATGTACCTTGTCCTCATAGACATCTACGCGATCCATGAAGCCACGAATAAGTGCAGGACCTACTACCAGTTCAAACGGCATTTCTTTAGAGTAAATTGGCCACTCTTCACCCTTATGGCGATCGACAAACTCTTCTAGAATCTGCCTGCCGACCTGCATGAACTCAGGGCCAACTATATTCTGTCTGTCTACCTTAGGCTTTTGAACTTCCAGCTCAACCAAGAAGGCGTCTAGGTCTCTTTCTTCTACGGGCGTATCAGGCTGTAGCTTCTCTTCCAGAACAGCGTGAACGATGTTACCTAAAAGAGCCGCCTCTCCGTAAAGGGGCGGCTCCTTGAGTATGTAGGAGAAGTAGTACTTCGCATTGCACATATCATAGGTGCTAATGCGAGAATAACTCATTGGTATTAGAGATAACTTTTCAATTTCTGATAACTCATCTAAGAACCTGATCATTTCTTCCCGGCCTCAATGACATAATTGATAAGTTCTGGATTATCCTGGATAAACTTAGTCCAGGGACCAGACAAAAACGATACAAGCTTTTCTTCCTTGGCACCTGAACCAAAGATAATCCTACCCCCATGCTGCCAGTAGATTGCATGCTGGGCTTCATGTACAATAACATCTGCAATGGCTTTCTCATCTGGGAGATCGGGACTTAGTACAATCGTATAAGATCCTGAATCATAAAACCCAAGGGAAGAAGTATCTTCGAACTGATGATACTTGACCCTAGCCTCCAGCGGTTCAGTCACTACCCTCACATCGGTAGGACCGACCCTAACCTTATCAGGGAGTATCAGTTTCTTCTGAGTCGGGGTCTTCCTCGCTGGTGTCTTCTGAGTTGTCATATTCAATTACTTCTCCTGTACCTAGATCCAGTACCCCATCTCGTACCGGAACATATCCAGTGTTACCCAATTCAATAAAGTCGTCTTCAGGATTCTTCATCATCTACCAACTCTCCATTAGCCCAAGCAGTCATGAGTTCATATAGGTCTACAAACTCCTGTCCCCTTAGATACATTCCTATAATGCCATTCTGAATCCAGATAGCATCTGGGTAAATTTCCAGCCTAGCGCTGCCGTTCTCCCATACTTCCTTTTCAACCATACTTCTGGCTCCGCGCCCAATCTGTAGTAGATGAACCATCATCAAACTGAATAGGATCCCAGTGCTCATCACCAAGCTTTTCTCGGGTATCTTTCAGGTATGACTCCCAGTCAGCTTCGTCCTGGCTCACTTTCTCGTGAGCGATGATAGAACTAAATGGATTCTTGGTGAACCTAACTTGAACAAGCCTACCCTCTTGTGTCTTCCACTGCAGGATCCCTTCCTTGCAGCGGCAGTAGTCATCAATGTCGGGATCGCGAATACCCTTGGCATCAAATCTTCCACTACAACCATTGCATGCTGCGTAGCGACCCTTATTGGAGCATCGCCCACAAGAAGTACAATATTCCCAGCACCATTTATCGGCGGGATTCCTATAATATCCCGGACTAGCCATTAGCTACCTCATTCATGTTTATGATTGTTCTTAGCACGTCGCCAGTGGCTGGAGAAACCAAGCCATTGAACTTAAATGATACCACAAAACCGTCTTCTGTTTCTACCTCTAAGAATACAGGAGATGTACCCTTATTTGTTTCTATGATATCTAGTATCCTTTCAATCTGTTTCGGGTTTAACTTTGTTTTAACTGGCAAGAAGATGGGAGCGTCAAGAGCTAGTACCGAATCTCTGATCTTGTCGAAACTATTCATCGCTATCTTGACCACAGAGGAGGTTCCCTCTTCTTCGATTCTCTCCTCACGCATGACCCTACCAGTCACCACCCCAATAAAACCTTCTTGAAGCTTTTCGAATTCGATTGCTTCTGCGACCTTGGGGAATACCATGATCTGTATGGGGCCAGTAATATCTTCCAGCGTCAAGATATACATAGGCTTATTCTGTCGAGTCAATCGTTTAATGGCCTTAGTGATAATTCCTCCAACCTTGACTGGCTCCGAAGAAAGGTATCCCTCTAGCTCTGTAACGGTATGGGTAATGTTGGGCTTAATATATCCCCAAAGACCGGCGATGGGATGGTCAGTAATATAGAGCCCCGTCTCTTTCTTCTCGCTTTCA